AGGTCAGGCTCGTAGCCGCGCCACAGCAGAAGCTCCCTCATGACGCCAGCCTCGTCGCGGATGATTTCCCGGATCGCCCACGCGCTGCCGCCGACAGTCAGCCAGATATGGTCATCTTGTTGTTCGTTCATGATTTTCCTCCCTTCCCTCTATTCTGCCCTGCTGCTTGTCGTTTCTCAAACCGGCGTGGTAGAATTCCCCGTCGCTTAACCCTCCGGTTGCGATATGGGCAAGTACCGTGGGGATCGTGTCAGGATGGCTCCTCCGCGATCCCCTTCTCTCATGCGGCGGGAGAAGGTTGGAGGATTACGAACATGATCGATGTCCTGATCCAACTCCTCATCATCTGCATCATCATCGGTGTTGCGTGGTGGATACTGGACTACGTGCCGGTGCCGGACCCGCTCAACCGCATCGCCAAGGTCGTCATCATCGTCATCGGCCTGATCATCATCATCGGGCTGCTTCTCGGCATTGGCGGCGGGAACCTTGGGAACCTGAAGCTATGAGCGAAGACAAGGCCGACGAACCGTCGCATGGGGCGATGACCCTGTCCGCCCCGGTACTGGACAGCCTGTCCCCCGACACCGCTTCGGTCAGCGAGGATGGCAAGCTCATCGTCGCCCTCAACGGCAGCGGCTTCACCATGCATTCAACCGTATATTATAATGAGTGGCCGCAGCCGACCGGCATGCTGGCACCTGACCTGCTGACATCCCCGCTCGACCCCGCTGTCTGGGAACCGACGACCATCAAGGTCACGGTGCGGACCGGCGACGAACTGACGCAATCGCTTCCCTTCACGTTGACGCCATAGGAGAAACCGGATGGCCAAGAGAACGATCACCAAGGAAGAGCTGGAAGTCCCACCCCAGCTTCCGAACGAATACGTTTCCACGGGCGATCTGCGCTTCGGCGAAACCAGCCAGAGCTACGACGGCGAAGCCGATGTCGCGGCCATTGCCAAGATCAACAACATGCGGCGGGTCTACCTCCAGAACGGCCTGCCGTGGCCTCCCGGCAGCACCCCGTCGAACCTGCCGATCATCGAAATCCTTTCGCCGGAGAACGCCGAGATCGGTTCCCCTGTCGTGACCATCCACATCACAGGCAGCAACTTCACACCGGAAGCCAAGGTGCTGTTCTCCGATGTCGAGCAGGAAACCTTCATCATCGACAATGTCACCGTTGCCGCCGAAATCGATCCGGGCATGGCAACCGAACCGGTCAGTGTCGGGATCAGGGTGCGCACCGTGAACGGCGACAGCAACAAGCTGGAATTTTACTTCGTTGAGCCGGAGACACCGGCAAGGGCAAAGAAGTAGACAGCTTGGTCAAGGGTCTGTACCCTGTATCCGTCCCGAAACTCTGGAGAGGACCGCTCGCCGCGTTGGCAGCGGTCCTTTTTATTGCATGGATTATGACACCGTCCTGCGCGAAATAGGCAAGCTGCCGCTCGACAAGCAGAAGGAAGTCCTCGACCTTCTGGACGAATTGACCAGAACCCGCTCCAAGCTCAATGCGCGGACCCGTTTCCTGTCGTTCGTCAAGACGATGTGGGGGGACTTTATCGAAGGCGCTCACCACCGGATCATTGCCGAACTGTTCGATGACGTGATTGCTGGCCGCAAGAAACGCATCATCATCAACATGCCGCCACGGCACACCAAGAGTGAGTTCGCGTCGATCTACCTCCCGGCATTCTTCCTTGGCCTCAACCCGAACAAGAAGGTCATCCAGTCCTCGCACACGGCGGAACTGGCTGTCGGCTTCGGGCGCAAGGTCAGGAGCATCATCGACCGCGACGACTTCCAGTCGCTGTTTCCGGGCGTCAGCCTGTCACCGGACAACAAGGCCGCTGGCCGCTGGTCCACCAACCGGGGCGGCGAGTATTTCGCCATCGGTGCCGAGGGTGCCATCGCCGGTAAGGGTGCCGACCTGTTCATTATCGATGACCCGCATTCCGAGCAGGATGCGGTGATCGGCGAGAGCAATCCGGAAGTCTACAACAAGGTGATGTCTTGGTATGAGGGCGGTCCACGCCAGCGCCTCCAGCCGAATGCCGCGATCATCGTGGTCATGACGCGGTGGTCGCTGCGCGATCTCACGGGACAGCTTCTGCGGAAGCAGATGGCCGACCAGCACTCCGACCAGTGGGAGATCGTCCAGCTTCCGGCGATCCTGCCTTCCGGCAGACCGATCTGGCCGGAATATTGGGCCTTGGAGGAACTGCTTCGCACCAAGGCGTCGATCCCGATCTCCAAGTGGAACGCCCAGTACCAGCAGAACCCGATCTCCGAGGAAGGCGCACTGATCAAGCGCGACTACTGGCTGAACTGGGACAAGCCAAAGCCGCCGAAATGCGACACCATCATCCAGTCTTGGGACACCGCCTTCACCAACAGCACCCGTGCCGATTATTCGGCCTGCACCACATGGGGTGTGTTCGTGGATGAGGAGGACGAGAAGGCTCGCAACAAGGTCATCCTGCTCGACGCCATCAGGGGCAAGTGGGAATTCCCCGAACTGAAGAAGCAGGCCAAGCGGCACTACGAGGAATGGGAACCCGACATCTGCCTGATCGAAGCGCGTGGCGCAGGGCAGCCGCTGATCTACGAGTTGCGGACGATGAACATCCCGATACAGGATGTCGTCGTCGGTCGCGGCGGCACCGGCAACCCCAACGACAAGATCAGCCGGGTCAATTCGATCACCGACATTTTCGCCTCCGGCATGGTCTATGCACCGAAGCTGAAGTCTTGGGCGCAGGAGGTCATAGAGGAATGCGCCGCCTTCCCTGCCGGGGAGCATGACGACTACGTGGACACCGTCACCATGGCGATGCAGCGCTTCCGCACCGGAGGCTGGATCGGCACCGCCAATGACGACGACGAGGACTTCCGCAAGGCGGCAGTGAGAAAACTCGAATATTATTAAGAGGTCAGACCGATGCCCATCGCCCCCGCCATGACGCCGATGCAGGACGAGATGCCGCCGATGGGTGGCTCTCCGCTCGATGTTGAGATCGTCCCGGACGGGCCGAGCGACATGCCGACCGAGGAGCCGTTGGGTGAAGACGGCTCCGAACACCGCGCCAACCTCGCCGAGTTCCTTGAGGATGGAGACCTCGCCAAGATCGCTTCCGATCTGGTCGAACTGGTCGAGGGGGACGAGATGTCTCGCGCCGACTGGATCGAAACCTATTCCTCCGGTCTGGACTATCTCGGCTTCAAGGGCGAGGACCGCGACCAACCGTTCAAGGGATCGTCTGGCGTCTACCACCCGGTCATGACCGAAGCCGTGGTGCGCTTCCAGTCCAACGCCATCATGGAAATCTTCCCCGCCAACGGGCCGGTGCTGACCAAGATGTACGGGGATGAAACGCCGGAGAAGGTCAACATCGGCAAGCGCGTCAAGGAGGAGATGAACTACCAGTTGACGGAGAACATGAAGGAGTACCGCAACGAGACGGAGCAGCTTCTGTTCAGGCTGCCGCTCGCTGGCTCCGTCTTCAAGAAGGTCTATTACGATCCGCTGAAGAAGCGGCCTTCCGCCTGCATGGTTCCGGCAGAGGACTTCATCGTGGATTACGGCTGCTCCGATCTGGAGAATTCGGAGCGCTACACCCACGTCATGCGCAAGTCGCCCAATCAGGTGAAGAAGCTGATGCGGGCCGGGTTCTACCGCAAGCTGTCGCTGGAGAAGCCAGCCGTCGAGGTGCCGAAGGAAGGCAGGCTGAAGGAAGACGAGATCACCGGCATCGAACAGACGCCGCACACCGACAATCGCCATGTGCTGTGGGAAATCCACGCCTACTACAACCTGCCGGGTATCCTGTCCGACCCCGACGAGATCGCCGACCCGTACATCATCACCATCGAAAAGCAGAGCCGGAAGGTTCTTGCCATCTACCGCAACTGGAATGAAACCGACGACCAGCGGGTGTCCGAGCAGTATTTCGTCCACTACCAGTACATGCCCGGTCTGGGCTTCTATGGCATCGGACTGATCCACCTCCTCGGTTCGATAGCCAAGGCGTCCACATCCATCCTGCGCCAGTTGATCGACGCTGGAACCCTATCCAACCTTCCCGGTGGGTTGAAGACGAGGGGGCTTCGCACCAAGGGGGACGACGCTCCCATTGCCCCCGGTGAGTGGCGGGATGTGGACGTTCCTGCCGGGACCATCCAGCAGAACCTGTTCCCGATGCCATACAAGGAACCGTCCGCCGTTCTGGCCGGTCTGCTCAACACGCTGGTCGAGGAGGGCAGGCGCGTCGGCTCTATCGCCGATACGGAGATCACCGCGCAGACGATGAGCGCCCCTGTCGGAACCACGCTCGCCCTGCTTGAGCGTTCGATGAAGGTGATGACCGCCGTCCATGCAAGGCTGCATGCGTCTCTCCGGCGCGAATTCGGCCTGATCGCCAAGGTGATCTTCGACTACATGGACGATAAGTACGTCTGGGACGAGATGGGTCAGTTCAACCGGCGGCAGGATTTCAACGGCAAGACCGTGGATGTCGTGCCGGTGTCCGATCCGAATGCCTCCACGCAGGCGCATCGCATCATTCAGGCGCAGGCGGTGCAGGCGCTCGCCGCGCAGGCTCCCGAACTCTACAACATGAAGGAACTGCACCGCGCTGGATTGCAGGCTATCGGCATCAAGAACGACGAGAAGATTTTGCCGATGGACCAGCCGCCGCCGCGCATGGACCCGGTGCAGGAGAACATGGCGATGCTGACCGGGCAGCCGACAAAGGTGTTCCCGGATCAGGACCACACCGCCCATATTCAGGTGCATCTGTCGATGCTGACCGATCCCAAGATATTGGAGATGCTGAAGGCTTCGCCGAAGGCGGCGCAGATGCAGGGTGCTATGGAAGCGCATATGTCGGAACATCTGGCCCACCAGTACCATGGCGAGATACAGCAGATCATGGGTGTCCAGCTTCCGCCTCTTGGGCAGGAGCAGCCGCCGGAAGTCGAGGGCATGCTGTCCCGCGCCTTGGCCGACGCCTCTGTCCGTCTCAGGGAACTGCATGACCAGCAGGCCAAGCAGAAGCAGGCCGAGCAAATCGCCACCGATCCGGTGTTCCAGTTGCGCGAGAGGGAAGTGGCCCTCAAGGAGAAGGCGCAGGAACACAAGGAGAAGGAAGCCGCCGTGGATCGCGTCCTCGACGTAGCCAAGGAAGCTAAGGACGAGAAGCTGGATTACGCCCGCATCGAC